ACGAAACCTTCTTCATCTTCAGGTTTGACAAGATCTAAATTTTCTATAAATTCTTGATCTTCAGGTGTGGTAGCTTCTAAAGGTGAGCCGTCTAGTTTTTCTATCATTAATGTATTTCTTTTTCTTCATAGCCAGTAATATCCATATAAGGAAACATCTCACCAACTAATTTTAATTTTAGTTCTTTTGCTTGTATATTAGCAACCTCTAAAGAACGAGCCATGATAAGCGGTCCATCTTTAATTTTGCCATCAACTTCATATTCTGTCATATAGAATTGAATCATTTTAATAATATACCTTTTTTAGCGGCAACATGTCTTCATCTTCGTAGTCATCACCCAAACTTATCAGACCACCCTCACGAAAACGCATTAAAGCTTGCGTCATTGTATCACACAAATCATCATGAGCTGCAAATGGAAAAGCAGCACACTCTTCGATCATATCCTCAGCAAACTGCCTATTAGGTGCCCAAACTAAGCCTGACTCAAACATAGGTGCTACTGAATGCATACGAGCATGTTTATCATGTCCACGAGAAGGTGAATAATTAACTACGGGTATACCTAGTCTTCTAAGTTCATGTGTTAATGGTGTGCCTGAAGCTTTTGCTTCAATTAAAACCATATCAGGATTCCAATATCTGTATTCATCCATAGCAAGTCTTTTTAAATCAGGAAAATCCCAACGACCTTTCTGACAGTCTAGTAAAATGATAGAATCCGGGCCATCAGCAGATGGT